AGGTAATTGAAAAAAAGATCTTCCTTGTAAAATATTTTTATATTTAAACTTTGCTTTTTTTAAAGAATTATTAATTATGGGTAATATATATTCATGTAAACTGCTATTTATTTTTTTGTCTATTACGAAATAGTGTTTAAATCCAGGTCTAGATTGTTCTTTATTATTTTCGTAGCTAACATCATTAGAAAAAAACCATGGAAAATTTTTACCTAACATAATCTTTTTAAGATTTTCTTGATGATTGTTATCAATAATATCATCAAACACATGTATCTTTCTTAACATTATTTTTCTTTCGGTAAAATTATATTCCAATCTAATTTAGATATTAACTCTTCTAATTGTATATCTTTTAATTTATTTTGTTTTATATAATCGTGTAGTTCTTCTACATCTATAATAATGTATTGATCTTTAAAATTAAATACTATTTTATCAGCTTTAGTTTTAAAGTTACCAATCTTAGCATTGTCTTTAATAGGTCTAAGATCGAACTTTAATTTTTGATTTAATCTATTTTTTAATATTCCTTCTACATCCCAAAGTTCTTTTTTTCTTTGTTGTAATGTAGCTTTTTTAATATTGGTTAAAAATTCTATCATTATTTAAAACAAGGACCTTCCATCCAAAGAGTTAATGTGGTTCTTTTACCGGATATAATTTTTTCAACTTTATGAGGCATAAAAGATTTAAATATTAAAACATCTCCTGGTTCCGAAAAATCTATATCCTCACAACTAAATATTTTAAATTGGCCACCCGTATATTTTTCTGTTGATAAGTTTACTAATGTAGTTAGTTTAACATCATCAGCATGGTTTTTGTCTCCATCTAAATGCCAATCATAACCAACAGAATCGTTTGGAAGATATTCATTTAAGTTAAGACCATGACAGTCATTTATTGAATATAAAGTAAATCCAAAATATCGTTTATTAGATTGATCAATTATGTCTACTAATGCTTCTAAATGTTTTTTAATGTAACGATATTCTACTATCTTAACCCTAGACGTCTTTATTGCATTTTTAGCTTTATTGTCTTTAAGATTAGGATTAGCATATTTTTTAGCTGCTTTAGAAATTGCTTTAATATTTTTTAAGTTTAAATATTTTTTGTATAGATAATAATCAAATTTCATTTTGCTACAAACCAACTTGGTAATCCTAAATGTTTGCGTTTATCAAACATATTTTTTCTAGCACCAGGTGTTTTTTGATTGTTGTAATGTAAAAAAACTTGAGCACATTCTTTACCTTTAAACTTTTCTCTCCAATGTTCTAATTCGCATCCTCTATAAACTAACATATCTCCAGGTGTTAAATTAACTTCAACACCTTTCATATTTTCTTTACCAGAAGGTTCTAAATAGATTGGCCAATCATCACCACCTAAATTCATGGTCGTAGAGATTTCACAGCTAAATCTATCTTTGTGTCTTTTTAGTTCATCTCCTTTTTTATATATTCTTGCATAGGTGTAGGCTGGATATAACTTTAACCCTGTTGTCTTTTCCATTATAGGTTGACATTTTAACATTAAAGTTTCCATAGCTATATCGGAATAATGAGCATAGGTATCTGGTATTTGTGCATCAAGTCCTTTTTCATAGCCACCTAATAAAGTTTCAAACGGTGAAATATATCTAGCTTGAGCACAAGTATCAAATACTTGTCTCTTCATTAAAAAATAATTAAAAAGAAAAGTAGCTAAATCTTTATCAATAGCTTTTTTAATAATTGCATATTTATTTTTTTTAAATTTCATTTCTAGCCATCTCTTTTTGTATAGCTTGAAGGTTGAAATGTATAAATCTAAATGGTTCTTTACCATGATCTACAGCAAACTCATGCTCCAAGTATCCAGGAAAAATAACTAAAGAACCTGGTTTAGGTTTAAAGTGTATCAATTCACTACCACCCCATATAGCATTATCTTTCATTTTTAATTTAGTAGCTCTTGCACCAGTTCTTGGTTCATGAAATATTGGATAAGAAGTTTTATCTGAACATTTTAAAAAGTAAAAACCTGATACATGTTGATTCCAATGTATGTGAGCTGAATGATGACCACCACCTTTTTTAGCAAATTCTTGTACCCACATTTCAGTAAAAAAAGTTTGATATAAACTTGTATTAAATCCTTGTGCATCTAAAAACTCCCAACACTTTTCACCAATATAATTTCTTAAATCTAAAAAATCATTATCTCTTGTAAGAGGTGTGGAATGATAACTTGTACCAAAATCTCCAAATTTTTTTATATATTCGTTATCTTTTTGTTTAGCATCTTTAATATATTTATTACTTGCTTTTATTAAAGACTTAACAAATTCTGGTTTATAATCTATCCAAATAGGTGTTTTAAAATGTTCTGTTTTTTCCATATTATATAAAAGGATATCCAACGTTCCACATAACCAATGAATATCTTACTCCTTTCGTTACTGGTTTTACTCTATGCCATACAAATGAAGGAAATACAATAATAGAACCTTTTGGCAATATTTCTTTTGCTTTCCTTAAATGTTTTAATTCATCTCTCATATTAGGATTATAATTTCTAAAGTCAAATTCTAGTTCACCACCCTCATATTCAGATCCATCTGTTAATTGAAGAGTCATAGAAAGTTTTCTAATTTTTTGATGTTCAGGTCTTCCTGGTTTATTATAAGGTGCTTCCCAACTATCACAGTGCCAATCATAATATTGATTTAATTTATATTTTGTAAACTGACATGATTCAGACCAATCCCAACTAAAATTCCAACCGGCATTTTTATTTGCTTGATGTATGTAAGGTTGCACTTCTTTATATATCCAGGGTTCATCTAACCAAGCAATATTTGAATTTCTTGTTCTTTTTAAAGTTTTTAAATTATCTTGAGTTAATTTTTTATTATTAAAATTACCTATGTTAGCTATTTCTTCATTTTGAGATAAACCAAAATTTATTATGTCATCACATATTTTAGCAGGAACTGCTGATTTAAAAGACCAATAATAATTAGATAAATTCATAAGTAATTGTTTTTACAAAATTTAAAGAATTTTTTTGATTGTTTTTTATGCAATAAAGATTTGTAGAAGGAAACATTATAAATTTATTATCTGTAAGTTTTATATTCCAACTTCTTCCTTTACGTCTGTTATCATCATAAAAAATTGTAATATCACAATCAACAGTATTAATTCCATACAGTAATACAAAATCTGCAGAATTTTTTAAATCTACTGGATCGATATGTAATAAAGGTTCTGATTGTTCGTTCGGTGTGTATGCATTAGTCCAAGAATCTTTATTAACTAATCTGATATCATGTTTTAATAAAATAAAATCTTTTATGTAAGTATTTAATTTATCAAAATCTTTACAATATATAAATTTTTTGTTTTGGTATAGACTGTTAAAAAAATTGTTAATAAGGTTTAAAGGATTGATTTCAAATCCTTTTGGCATAGTTACATCACCATAATACATTGCTTGTTCTGTCAATACTTTCTTTTCCATAACGGAATATTATTTTATATTATTTTAAATAAAATACAAGGATGCTAAAGTTTCTTAAACAGAAACAGGACCACTATCCATCAAATCCCAAGCTTGAGTTTCTTCATTCCAGTTATAACCCCAAGTATGAGTTCTAGCTGTGTTTTGTGAAATTTGTTCTTCTGTTAATGCTGGTTTATCGCCTACTGGTGATTTCCAAGATGCAGATGGAATATCTTTAACCCATGAAGCATATGGTTGAGGTGGCCAAAAAATTTCATTTGTAGAATCCCAAGTATGACCAATACCTGCATAATTTCCTCTAAATGGTGTTCCACCATTTTTATGTTGATTGTTTTGTGTATTGTATGAAGTTTGAATCCAAAGATGTGCGGGCCAACTATTATGTGTTTCTAACCACTCTTGACCTTTTTCTTCAGTAGTTGCTACTGAATTATCACAAGTTAATACTTGTAATACTTCATTGTTTTCAGATATTTTTGCAAAGTGTGCCATATTACGCTGATTTATACCTTATAATTACAACTCCAGAACCACCAGCACAACCACCAGCTCCGCCACCGCCTGTGTTTACTTTACCAGCATCATTAGGGTTATCTGGGCTTTTTCCACCGCCACCTTCTCCACCTGGAAGAGGTGATGCATTTCCATTACTAGCTCCACCGCCAGCAAAATATCTTAAAGGGCCGCTTGATCCTGATGTTCCAGCAGCTGGATTAATTTGAGTTCCTGCTCCATCTCCACCGCAACCTGCAGTGCCAAAAGTATTACCATTACTAGAACCGGATTGAGTGGCTCCTCCGCCACCTCCTACAGTTCCGTTAGGTCCTGAACCTGGGCCACCGCTATTTCCTTGAGGGGGTGATACTGGAGGTGAGTTTCCTGAACCCCCACCAGTTTGTTGCTCTCCGCCACCGCCTCCACCGGATCCTCCGTTTCGGCCTGGGGAACTTGGAGGGGGACCACCTCCGCCACCACCTCCACCACCTGTGGAAGTGATAGATGAAAAAGTTGAATTAGATCCATCTCCACCTTGTCTAGGTCCTGGTTGAAAGCCTACGCCTCCACCACCAACAGTTACAGCGATTCCTCCTGTACATGCAATTGCTATTGCAGCGACTCCTGATCCAAGAGGACTTGCAGTGTAACAACCTGTAGCTGTTCCAGCAGATTCTCTATATCCTCCGGCTCCGCCGCCTCCACCACGGCTAGCTGCTGATCCGCCTCCGCCAGCTACAACTAAGTAGTCAACGTTATTATCAGCAGGGGCAACCGCTAATTTAGAAACACAAAAAGTTCCTGGTGAAGTAAAAGTGTGAATTGTGTAATCGCCATCAGTTGAAGTAGTACCGCCAGTAGCGCATATAAATGGACTACTGCCTCCGCCTTGGCCAAATCCTCTAGCTGCTCCTGCTCCAAATGTTCCTATAAGTGGCATAATCTTTCTCCTCCTAAATTATTACGCAAACTGTGTTTGAGCAGCTAACACAGTAAATGTAGCTGATCCAGTTTTAATAACAGTATACGTATAAACATCTAAGGAACTTGCATTACCTGCAGATGGTGCTGATCCACCTTGCCATTCTGGAGTAACACCTGATCCATCAATTTGAACTGCTGAATTGTAATAAGCTGATGAACCATTTTTTACAATGTGTGCAATAGTTATTGACTCACCTGTGTCCATTATATTGTCAAGAGTGTTTGATCCATCTCCTCTAATATTTAATGTCCAGTTAGCTCCTGCATCTGAAGTAAAGTTCCAAACTGCTTGTGTAAGAACGTCGTAGTTAATTGTTCCCGTAGCAGATGTAGCTTCTGTTGTAACTTTTTCTGCAACGCTTTGAATTTTACCTTGGCCATTGAAAGTTGCTCTTCCATAACCTTTAGGTGTTAAATTTAAATCTATGTTTGTATCGTCACCAGTCGCAGATAAATTAGGTGCATTACCTGTCGCTGCGTTAGTAACTGTAAATTCATTAACTGCTGATCCAGTTTTTGCCATCTTGATGTATTCATTGTTTGAATCATCTTGAATAGAGTTTGAACTATCCATAATGATGTCTTGACCATTACAATCTAAATCTGCAGAAAGTTGTGGTGAGAAGTCAGATGATAATTCTGTTAGTGCTGTGTCAACAACGTTCGTTCCATCTGAATAAACTACTTTAGTTCCTTTGTCCGCTGCTGTCCAAGTAACACCTGAACCAGACGAAGTTTTAACAGTTACAGTGTGTGCACCTGTTGTAGCGTTATCGATGATATAAGTTTTTTCAACTGAATCAGGGACAACTACGTTAACCGCTCCTCCAATTGTTCCAACTAATTTTAATACGTTGTTTTTTCCATTTGAAAGTGCACCATTAGAAAATGTTAAAGTTGCACCTGTAGTAATAGCAACTGATTGGAATCCACCAATTGCTTGTTCTAAAATTAATAAGTTTGTATTTGTAATTTGTCCCCAAGTTCCTGAGTTTTCCCCAGTTGCTTGTACTGTAAGTTTTAAACTAGCCGATGTAGAGTTCGCCATTTTTTATCTCCAATTCTTGTATATTATAAATTATTTTAAATAGTGTCAAACACTTATTTAGGCAGCATTTGTAGGAACTTCCTTCCATCCTGGAGGTGTCGTTGGCGCTGAACCTGTATCGACTGCATTCCAAATCAATGTATTTGTACCTGTTCCTAAGCTCATTGTCAATGCATTTCCACTAGGAAAAACAACGTTTGTTGTTTCTACATTCGCCACTGAATTTAAGGCGGCTGTTAATGCAAATCCTGTAACATCTACAGGAGTATTTAAATCTACTGATTCATTACCTAATGTAAGAGCCATTGTCTGACCATAATTAGGGTCAGCTATAAATTGACCATTATTCCATCTAGAATTACCCCAAGTAGCATCACCCCAAGCCATGGTAGTATCACCAGCTCCAGTGTTTGCATCTCCTGTAATGTCAAAGTTATTTTGACCAGGTATGGCCAAACTAATTGACATTTGTATTCCAGTAAGCGTTGCATCTGGTGCAGGGTCTGCTCCATCTAAACCTTCAGCCATAGCCATTGCAAGTAATTCAGTTTGACCATTACCCCAAGCTAATGTGCCCCAAGTAGATTTATATCCCCAATATCCTGGTATTTTAGAATTAACTTCTGCAAAAGTAATATTATCACCTACAGCAGTTCCTAATGCTGCTGTCATTGCTTGACCTGTTACATTAACAATTTCT